TTAACGGTTTTCTATCGACTGGCGTAGCGTACCGGCAGGGGCATGGACATTTCCGCCCAGATAGCGAACGTCGTCAATCACCCAGCATGAGCCTTCGTGAATCATAAGCACTTCATCTTGCCAGCTTTGATCGCCCTGTTTTAACGCCACCCGCAGAGGAATATTGCGCGCATCTCGGTTCGGAATGGTTGATGCGCTGGCGACGTTGGCGCTATCCGGCAGCGTAGCGCGGCTGGAGAACGGATCGCTGCTCATCAACTGACGGTGTTCCGTATCGCGGCTGGCGTCGGTCAACAATTTCGCCAGGTTATCGCTCAAGTAAGGGCGAAGCGCGGTGATATCGTTGCTGTGGTGTTGAATACGGTAGTCGTAAAATTGTTGAGCCACGCTGTCCGGGCCACCTTCTACACACGCGCCGATACGCGGGCCATTATCTTTGTAGGCGGGAGTGACGGTCGTACAGGCGCTAAGCAGAAGCGCGCACGGGATGAGCAAAGAGAGTTTAGAATAGCGCATGATGATTTCCTTATAGGCGATCGAGCAAAAACCGATCTACGATAATCAATTATATCCTTTCAATGATTGTATAACCGATTAACGTCTTGTTATTTCTAAATTAAATTTTTTAACAACCCTGCTTGGGGCACCCTTGGGGCAGTGGCCGCCAGTCTCTGATTCAGTATATCAACCTGTGACTGGTTGTTGTCGGCCATCCATGCACCATATACTGTATAGACCATCTGAGCATTTGCATGCCCCATTTGTGCGGCAATAAAATTGGGATTGGCGCCAGCGGCGAGTGACCAGCAGGCATAAGTGTGTCGGGACTGATACGCTTTCCTGTATCGTAAACCAGCTCGTCTCATCGCTGATTCCCATATCCTGTTTAGTGACGTTGCAGCATAATGCGTTCCGGACTTTCCTGAGCGTGTGGTAAGCTGAGGGTTGAATACGAAGGTACATGAATGTGCGCTTGTCCGGCCAAATTCGCGTAGCTTCACCTCAACTTTATGCTGTTTACCCAGCTTTGTGAATGATGCCTGATTTTTTAATGCATCAATCGCAGGTCGTATCAGATGTATCACCCTGTCGGTTCCTGCCTGGGTTTTCGGCAGGGTGAACTCTTTAGCCTGAGTGTAGTTTCTCCTGACAACCAAAGTCCCCGCTTTAATATCAATGTCCTCCCACGCCAGCGCGCACAATTCTCCATGTCGCAGACCGGTGTAAACTGCAAGTGACCAGATATTTTTGATTTGCTGGTGGTGGCAGGCGTCAATGAGTCGCGTAAACTCTTCCCTTGTAAGTGGATCTGGTTCAGTTTTTGCGCGTTTCAGCGTAGATATTTCACTGAACGGGTTTTGTGAAATATAACCGTTGCTCGCTGCAAACTGGAACATCCCACAGATAATCCCCATATAAGAGTTTACTGTTGCTACGCTACGTCCCTTCGGTGTTAATTCACGGTTTGGCCTCACTATCTGATAACCAGTCATCAGTTCCCGCCTGAAAACAAGCAGATCCTCCTGTGTTACAGCAGAAGCAAGAACCTGCCCCCCAAGCAAAGAAACACTCGTTTTCACGATCGACTCATAACGAATCATCGTGTTTCTCGATATTTCCATTTCCTTAAGCCCGAGCCATTTATCCGCCAGTTTAGCGATGGTGATATCTTTATTCACCACGCCGAACTGTTTCAGGTTTGGCGAGTCAGGAAACCGTTCCGCATAGTTAAAACTACCTGTCTTAATCAAAAAACAGACAGACGCCCGTAACTCACCTGCAATTTTGCGATTTTTAGGGGTGTCAGGCACCCCCAGATTTTCACGTACGCGCTTCCCTTTGTAGTGGAAGCAGATCCGGAGTTTACCTCCGTGGTTTTCAACGCCGGTTGGATAGGCTGGTTTAGCCATAATTCCTCCTGCGTCCAAGAGCTTCATCAGATTACATCCTCATCAGATTAAGTCAAAGATCGAAGTCCGGATCTGGCAGATTCTTGATCCAGCGATTTATTGTCGGAATGTGGTACAGACACTCGCTGGTGGGCTTGGGATGACCGTCTGGTGCTACGTGTTTATACTCCCGCCCGAGCAACCATGATTCCTTGCGCGCCCGTAAAATGGTTCCAGGTTTCAGACCAGTAACCGCTATCAATAATTTATCGGTAACCCACTCATTGGGAACCAGTTGAATAATTGTCTGCATACCAGCTCCTCACACCACGTTCAGTCCACGGCAGTGGCACCACACTTCAAACATTCGCTTAACCACTTCCCGGCAGTAGAATCCGTAATCGTCACGCGCCAGGTCATAGCGGTTCCCATACCTCCGGATCACCCATATCTCAAATTCTTTGTTCATCTCCACTTCCCGTAACCTGAACCAATCCCATTACGCCCTGGTGTATGCCCGACGTGATAGTTATTGCAGAACTGACAGCGGTAAACGCCCATCAGCCCCTGATGTCCGTAACGTTTACGAATAATCCGGAGTTCAATCTGTGCACCGTCAGCAGTTTTATGTCTTTTTTTACATCCGCACTGTTTGCGTCTGAGACGGCGTTTGCTGGTCATTACTTCACCTCCACGCCGATCCCGGCGATAACACAACTCCGCTCGATCGCTTCTTTCACCTGGCGTTTATAGGTTTCAGGATGGAAAGTTTCGTTCTTTCCTGTACTGCTCCAGAACGCCTTTGAGCTGGTGTCTGGCAGGGTTATGGTCAACGGTTTACCTGAGGTGACAACGTTGCAATTTTGAAGCATGGCGGCGTTGTAACCATCGGCGAAAATATCAGCCTCTTCATCGTTCAGTTCAGCGCCCAGCCTGAAGGCAATATCTTTCGCTATTGATGCTGTAATTTGTTGTTTGAGCACGTTCATCGTGTCGCCTCCCGCGATACTGTTTTGTGCGCACGCAGCATGTCGCGGGATTTACCGGACAAAACCGACTTCATGAAGAATATTCCACTACGGTTTGCAACTATTCTTGGTGTGCAGAGCAGTGTTGCGTCCAGGCGCTGGCGCGACATGCGATGGAGACGGCTCCGAAGAACGTCAGGAAGGCCGCCGGATGTGAGTTCGGATGGTGTATGCAGGTACTGGCGCAGTTTGCCTTTGCTGAATATTCCCGTTCGGCAGCTACCAGCGTGACCTGTCACACCTGCAAAGGCAGCGGATTAACCTCTCAGTATGAGGATGTGATAAAACATCCTGGAGTCTTCAACTCTGACGGTATGGAAATCGTGCCTCCGAAAATCAAGCACGAACTGGTCAGGCGTGCATGTGTGGCATGTAACGGTAAAGGTGAGCTGTTGGCCCGGTGCCGTTGCGGTGGAAAAGGTGAAGTGCTCGACCGTATTGCGACAAAAGAAAGAGGTGTGCCGGTGTTCAAAACCTGTGAACGCTGTTCCGGAAATGGTTTTTCTCCGGTACCCTCTACGGCTGCATATAAAGCGATTCTCAGGCGAGTTCCGGAATTACATGTCAGAACATGGACCCGCAACTGGAAACCGTTCCTGGAGGCGCTGGTGGATATTTGTTACCGGGAAGAGCGTAAGGCTGATGCTGCTTTTCAGAATGCGACCAGTTTTAGCGATGATTTCAACAAAATTTAGTATTTTCACGACACATAGCTTGATTTTGTCCGAAACTGTCGTGTATGCTTCTAACCATGCGAAGTTGTACCTAAACAAAATGAATCATCGAAACCCTGCCGCCTGGTGGGGTTTTTTATGACTCACTGTTTATTGATGTTTGTCTGAGATTGTTGCGTTTATGTGGATGCTCAATCCAACGGATATTAATACCAGGATGATTTTTATAGAATATCCTTGCTATTTCACGGGCACAGAAATGGATCGAATCAAAAGCGTCTTCACCGCTTGAATGCATATATAAAGACAGTGCATCATTGTTAATGAGATAATGCAGCCACACTCCACCGTAATACCAGCACGTGATATTTTTATAATCGACGGTAGTGGTTCCCTTTTCTTGGTCATTTAACCATTGAATCAGTGTTTCCTCTGTATTCTGATTTGTATCTGAAGTGACAATGGCTTCCAGAAGGACATCATTCCTGTATATGTATCTCCTGCCTTCCCAGGAGCGGCTGATTTTATAATATCGGGGCATATTTATTCTCAGATGATTTAGCATTTCTGGTAAAAAAACGCTCACCGGAGTGAGCGGGCAGCAACTACTATAAAGACACTCGGAAATTACACAGATATTGCTTTTGTTTACCCCTCATAAAGCTGGGCAAAGGTCGCTTTATAACTGATGGGCCTGTGCAGCGGAACACAATCTACAGGTCATTGTTGCCAGACGTGAGCAGATAATTCTTAAAATAATAAACGTGGTAAATTATCATGTTATGTTATTGCGGTTGCAGTGAACCCCCTGTGCGGTGGGGCGTAACTGGTTTTCAATGGAAATAGCTGTTCATTTGCCACGCGAGTCACGGTATAGCCAGCCAAAGATTCACCGGGAGGCACCCGGCACTGCAGCATACTGATAACAAATATAGCGTGTCCCAAAGGCTCACTTCGGTGGGCCTTTTTTACAGGCGAAAAAAAGCCCGCTACAGAGAGCGGGCACCTGTATCGTCGCAAAATAATGCCAAAGAGATATAAGGTTCTACAAATGTTCCCGTAAAGAACATAGCCTTAATCAAAACTTATGTAAACTTTTATCCGTAGTGCAGTAGACCTTCTTGTTTCTTAGAGCGTGGAGGATGTCTGCTGTTAAAGTTTTACTTTAGTAAGCCGATAAAAACACAGTTATGGTGAATCCCCCTGAGCGGCGGGGCGACCAGTCTAATATATGTTCCTCGCGAACCATGTCGACTGGTATGTGGTTCACCGGGAGGCACCCGGCACCGTAACAACCGACCGCCACTGGCTCACCCGGACAGATTTCTAAGCTGTAGGCACGAGGTCTGATTTCCGCTGACCGCTCCAGTAAAAGTTTTTCAGTATGAGATGATGGGATTACCATAGTGACTGAAAGCGGCCTGAGTTTGAATGGGTGCCGTTTTTTGCAAAATTGCTGTGTAAAAATACTGACCACTGGGCTCAGCGCTCATCCAAAAGCACTCCGTTAAAATCCGTACAACCGTGGGTGGTTTGTTGGATGGAGTGCCGCTGAATATATAAATCTTATATTACAGGCTGCGTATTCGCGTGGCCTTTTCTTTTTCCACTCACCCGATACCCGGGTAATTAGTCTCCCGGACAGGGGGAGGTCATGAAAATGCACTTTGATCCCCATTCGTGGGACAGCTGGAGCGAACTTTTTCAAAGCTGGTGGCGGGGAGACGTACCCATTGGCGGCGTTGTTATGGCAATCGTTGTTGCGTTTTTCCGCATGGTCTATAACGGCAGCAGCTGGAAAGAAACGCTGTTTGAAGGGTTGCTGTGTGGTTCCCTGACCCTGACGGCGGTTTCTGCGCTGGATTATTTTGATGTGCCGAAAAGTCTGACAATAGCCATTGGCGGCACTATCGGATTTATCGGCGTGAAGAAAATCAGCACCATCATTTCAACGTATTTCAGTAACCGCTTTGGCGGTGGCAACCCCCCACAGGTTTAATCATGAATGAATCCCAATTTCAGCAGGCGGCTGGTATCAGCTCCGAACTGGCCGCGCGCTGGTATCCGCATATTACTGCGGCAATGAAAGAGTTTGGTATTACAGCAGTTAACGATCAGGCCATGTTCATAGCACAAGTTGGGCATGAATCTGCTGGTTTTACCTCGCTGGTCGAGAGCTTCAACTACTCGGTAGATGGGCTGATGAAAACCTTTGGTAAACGCCTGACGCCGTATCAGTGTGAAATGCTGGGGCGTGTCGATGGTAAGCAGGTGGCCCACCAGCCGCAAATAGCCAATCTGGTTTACGGTGGCCGCATGGGTAACAAAGACGCCGGAGATGGCTGGAAGTATCGCGGGCGTGGGCTTATCCAGATTACCGGGCTGGAGAATTACACCAGATGCGGCGTTGCCCTGAAACTGGATCTGGTGGCGAATCCGGGACAGCTTGAACTGGATCGTCATGCCGCCCGTTCCGCAGCGTGGTTTTTTGTGACTAGAGGGTGTCTGAAATACTCCGGCGACCTGGTGCGCGTTACGCAGATCATTAACGGAGGGCAGAACGGCATCGGTGACAGGCGAGAGCGCTTTGAAAAAGCAAAATCGGTGCTGGTATGAATCTGTTACCGAAGCCGTTTCAAAGATAGGTTTCAGCACTAACTTTGAAAAATATACTTTGAGCGAAGTGATTAAGGTCGCTTTTGGTATCTATGGCGTGGCTCCGGTTGTGTTTATCAATGTACTGGACCCGACAAAACACAAAGCAGACGTTGTCGATGAAGCCGTCAAACTTTCAGGCGGTAAGGCAACGCTGGCTAAGGATGGGGTTCTCTACGACTCTGTTGTTGTAAAAAGTGCTGCGCCCGATGCGGCCGTTCTTGTTGTTGATACCGACTATATTCTTGCTCTTGATGACGATGGGTATACGGTCATTACCGCAATCACTGGTGGGGCTATCAAGGATAAAGATGCAGCGCTAACCGTAAGTTATACACACCTTGATCCTGATGCAGTGACCAAAGATGACATTATCGGCGGTGTTGATCTTAACACCAAGTTAAGTACCGGCCTTGAGCTGCTTGCTGACGTTTACCCGCGCTTTAAACTGGTTCCCGGCCAGGTGATTGCGCCTGGATTTAGTACGGACAGTGAAGTTGGCCAGTTAATGGCGACTAAATCCGCGATGATAAGCGAGCTGTTTAAAGCTGAAGCGTTAACTGACGCCCCAACCGATACGGCGATAATCAGTGATTACTCAGCGGTACCGGAATGGAAGCAGAACAATAACCAGCTCGCCGCGAACCAGACTGTATGTTGGCCGATGGTGAAGCTGGGAGACACCATTTATTACCACTCCACTCATCTGGCAGCTGCAACATGTCTGATGGACAGTAAAAACGGTGATGTTCCTTCACGTTCTCCGTCGAATATCACATTGCAAATGGATTGTGCTGTTCGTAAAGATGGCTCAGAGGTTTGGTTGAATAACAGTCAGGCCAACTATCTGAACGGTCAGGGGATCGTAACCAGCCTTAATTTTGATGGCTGGAAATCCTGGGGAAACCGCACCGCAATTTATCCAAAAAATACAGACCCGAAAGACGCGTTTCGTGTCGGGCGCCGAATGTTTAACTGGACAGGGAATACGCTAATTTTGACACACTGGTCAAAAATAGATGACCCTGCTAACCGACGGCTTATTGAGTCAGTCGTTACCAGCGCTAATATCTGGTTTAACGGTCTTACCGGGAATCAGGACATTGCTGGCGGTAAGGTCGAATTTAATCAGGCTGAAAATCCGACGACGGCGTTGATGGATGGGATCGTTAAATTCCATGTGAAATTTACTCCATACTCTCCGGCGCGAGATATAGAGTTTATTATGGAATATAACCCCGACTATTTATTGAATCTGTTTGGCTCAGCTAATTAACAGGGGGTTGTTTTGAGTAATAAAATTCCAGAACGTTTAATTAACTTCACCGTTTATGGTGAAGGTAGCCGTATTATTGGCATAGCTGATGCTAAATTACCGTCCATTGAAATGATGACAGAAACAGTTTCAGGTGCCGGAATTGCAGGTGAAATTGAAACCGGGACGCTCGGACACTTCAAATCAATGAGTGTTTCGCTGAAATGGCGAACATTAACAGCTGATGGTACAAACCTGTTTCTTTCTTCATCGCATCAGGTGGATTTCAGGGGGAGTCAGCAGGTCTACGATGCGGGAACCGGTAAATATAAAACCGTACCAATCCGCGCTTCAATGAAGCTGAATCCTAAGAAATTAGATCTTGGTTCGTTACAGGTATCAAAAGCGACTGATACTGAAAATGAATTTGAGGTTCTGTATCTCAAATTATTTATTAACGGAAAGGAAGTTCTTGAAATAGATAAGTTGAACTATATCTGCATCTTTAATGGCGAAGATATCCTTCAGACTGTTCGTGATGATTTAGGGCTCTAAGGGGATAAGATGGAAATTATTGAATTAAGTAAAGAGTATCGTTTTGAAGATTATGAACCAACGTCAAAAATAGTTCTTAACCTGGACGAGTTGAAGGGGGCGGATATTTTAGAAGTGACTGACGTATTACAGGCTCAGGGGCATGTTTCTGCTTCCGCTGCATTAGATAATAAAGTCCAGGCTGCGTTAGCTGCTCGCTGTCTGGATCGTCCGGTTGAGTATATTAACGGCTTGCCAGCGCGTGACTTCGTGAAAATCTGCCAGAGGGTACAAAGTTTTTTGCTGGCGTAGGGTTCGATCCACGCACCCCAATGGATAAGCAAGTCATGAGGGCCGCTCGTTCCCTCTCTCAATCAGAACAATTCACACCGATTTCATACTGGCTCTCGCTTCGGCTGAGTCGCCTTATCGCCTGGATTGAGCTGTTTAATGAGGATAATAAATAATGGCCAGCAATAAGAACTTTCAGCTGGCTTTTGAAATAGGCGGCAAAGTTGCCGCCTCTCTCCCAAAGAGTTTTAACGTTGCTCATCAGGCAGTGGCGAAACTTAACTCTGAGTTAACCGATCTCAGAAAAGACCAGGGCGAGGTTCAAAAGCTTCAGGCGATGAAAGCCAGGGTTGGGCAGACGGCGCTTGAATACCATAAAGCGGCCGCTCGCGTGGAAGAGCTGCAGCGGCAGATAAGTAATACCGAGAACCCAACCCGGGCGATGATCCGGGAGTTTGAAAGGGCAAAAACTCAGTCATCAAATTTACGCACATCGTTACGTTCACAGCGTGACGAACTCGCTTCGCTGAAAAACGCCTACGGTGGGGCTGATACATCAGCTAAGGGGCTGACAGCTCGTGAAAAAGAGCTGAAACTCAGCATTGATCGCAATCGTGAAGCTCAGTCTCGCAGCGTAGAGCAGGTAATCCGCTATAAAACAGCACTGGCTCAGGCCAGGACTAATATTCTGGATGCAAAACGGGCTCAGGATGAACTCAACCGTTCGCTGGAGAAACGCCGCGAGCTGAAAATGGAACAGCTCGGAGAAGCCAAAGGTCAGTTAGTCAGATCCGGTGTACAGACTACAGCTGTAGCTGCCGGGGTATTTGCTGCGGCCAATAACACGGCTAATTTTAACCGTGAGAACAAAATGATCGGCCTGACAGCAGATATGAAGCCAGCTGAGGTTCAGGCTATGGGCCAGGCGATGCTTGTCACCGGGGCTGCGACAAACCAGTTTGCGTCTGATATTCAGGCGGCTCAGGGCTTCCTGGTTGCAGCTGGTCAGGATTACAAAGAAGCTCAGGCTAACCTTCTGTCAATAGGGCGTACTGCGACTGCAACCGGCTCAGACATACTCGATGTTTCCAAAGCATCCTTTACACTCAGCGATGCTCTTAAAATCGATCCCTCTCAAATGAAAACAGCTATGGGGATTCTGGTTCAGGCGGGTAAAGAGGGGAACTTCGAATTTAAGGATATGGCCAAAAATCTTCCTGTTCTTGGCGCCCAGTTCCAGGCCTTGAAAATGGGAGGGAATGAGGCTGCAGCAACAATGGGGGCTGCACTACAGATAGCCCGTAAGGGGGCATCAACCTCTGATGAAGCCGCCAACAACATGAATAACTTTATGGCGAAAATCCTTTCGCCTGAAACGCTGAAGAAGGCTCAAAAGAACTTTGGCGTTGATATGTACAAAATCGTTACTTCCGCACAAAAGAAAGGACAGAACCCGTTTGAAGCGGCAATGAAGTCTGTCATCAAAATGACCAAAAATGGCGATCAGAAATTACTGGGTGAGCTTTTTGGTGATATGCAGGTGCAGAACTTTGTCCGGCCAATGATCCAGAACTGGGAAGAATACCGACGGATTAAGGAAACCTCTCTTGGTGCTGGTGGTGCTGTTGTTGATCGCGATTTTGCGAATATCACCAAAGATAATGCGGAGCGTTTAAAGCAGCTCCGCATTCAGGCCAGTAATGCCGCACTGAGCTTTGGCCAGGCACTACAACCAGCATTAAACGCGGCGCTTGGTGTCCTGGTGCCATTGCTTACTAAAGTCAGTGAGTTTGTCGCAAATAACCCCAATCTGGTATCGCAGATTGTATTGACGGCCGGGGCGTTACTGACAATGAGAACCGCGGTTATTGCCTGTCGTGTGGCGATGCTGGCGCTGTCTGTAGCAACAAAAATGACTCCTTTTGGCTGGATACAGCTGGCTATATCAGCTCTCGTTGCGGCCGGGGTTTTGCTCTATCAGAACTGGGACAAGATCAAGGCCTGTGCGGTAAAGGTGTGGCCAACAATCAGGGAATATGGCGTTAAGGCTCTTGAAGGACTGAAATTTGTATTTATGAATTTTACGCCTGTTGGCTGGCTGGTACAGGCCTTCAAAGCGGGGGCTGACATACTTAACACCATCAACTGGAGCGACTCAGGGGCTAAAATTATTGAAACCCTGATCACCGGTATTAAATCGAAAGCCAATGCTCTGGTTGATGAGGTGAAGGGTGTTTTTGCGACCGTTCGTGAGTACCTGCCATTTTCTGACGCAAAGCGCGGGCCATTCTCTCAACTGACTAAATCCGGTGGCGCAATAATGGCCACGCTGGCCTCTGGAGTTAACGGGAGTAACAGCCTCCAGACTGCAATTTCAGGTAAGTTCGGGCAGACCCGCTTTTCTCCTCATGGAATATCAGTTGCAGGAGGCCTGTCATCTCGCTCGGGAGCCTCCGGGGGCGCCGTCATACCGCCTGGTGGGATTACATACGCACCAGTGATTAATCTTCCCCCTGGTTCACCAAAGGAAACAGAAGCGGCTGTACAGAGGGCGCTGGACGCGGGTTACTCAGATTTTGAGAAGAAAATGAGCGCCCACCTTTTTCAGAGTCGGAGGTTAAGCTTTGGATAATTACAGGACCATACAGGGCGATGCCTGGGACAGCATTGCCGCCAGACTATATGGAAATGAATATCTGTCTTATCTGCTTGTTGATGCCAACCCAAAGCACCGTTTAACGGTACTTTTTTCTGCCGGAGTCATCCTGACTGTTCCTGATGCACCTGCAAAGCCGGCAACCGTGAAT